AGAGGATATTGAATGACATGCCTCGGACAGCACTTGCAGACGTAGAAGCAGCCAAAATCTTTGATCCATTTTCTAATTCCAGAGAACCCTTATTCCAAGACACAATACCTTGTTGCATCCACTTTGGTAAGTTTTCATAAGCTGTCTGTAACCTATCCAGGAGCTCCCTGGCGGTTGCTGCTTTGTTTGCTAGGATACCAATATTAACATTGTCATTAAACACCGCATAATGGAGTAGGAAAGATACCACAGTGGTTGACTTACCAGTCTGTCTTGGCATCTTACAGATATTAAATCTGTGGTTGTGGAAGTTATTAACTAACTTCTCCTGAAAGGGATACATTTGAAAAGGTTGTAGTCCCTTATCAAGAGTAACGATCTTCACATAGTTCTTTGCAAAATATACAGGATCTTCTTTACATTTTACAAACTCAATGATTTGATCTTGAGTAAACTCAATCGGAGTATTTGCCTTTTTTAATAACGGATTACCAAGATATACATCACTCATAAAAATTACCTACTAATTTCTTCCCAGTCCATAGAAGCATAAACTCTTTCGGTGCTTGATATTGGAGAAGCAGCAACTACAAGCGTGAGTTCATAAGGAGTTCCAGTTAATCCATCTCTTTCTAGTTGGAATTTGAAGAGTGCTTCTTTGAGTATATCAATTGATGGAGAACCCTGATTTGCTGAATTTAAAAATCCACTTGCAAGTATTCTTCCACCGGTGAAAGAAGTTCCAGTAATATTATAATCTACCGCACTATCATCACCAGCACTTACCCAACTTCCACCCGATGTAGTTCCAGATGCTCTTACTTGCCAATTATAATTAATACCATTGCTGACTCCCATAATAGAAAGTGCAGTCATAATAATAATTGCGTCTAAACGATTCGGTGATGTTTTTAGTCTTAAACTAATTATAGGATAAAAAGTTCCAGCAACCGTAAGAGTTGTTGGTGAAGTAATTGGTGTTCCTACTGCTTGTTGTAATCCACGAAGTTCATAACCACCTTCAGAAATTACAGTAGAACATACTTGTTTAAGTGTGCTTAAACTTGTAGTAATTCCAGTATTTGAAATCTCATATCTTAAAGGTAGTGATGCTGTTGTAATATAAGTTGTTTCAATAAGGTTTGCGTGGTGGAATGAATGGCAGTGAATCATTTTCCCATTAATCACAAATCCTATTCTGACAGTTCCAAGTCCCAACCATTCAATATCCATCCAAAGGATTTGTGCTTTTGTCGTATCTAAAGTAATACCGGAAACACCAGTCCCGTCCATCTTATCAACATTCCAATCTGCTTGAGAAACTTTAGTTTCCATTCCAGTCGATAAACTTCTCTCCACAAAATATGCATTAGTTCCATCAATCTCAAAATAGATTCCATTATCGGCACCAAAGTATCCAACTCTTTGTCTTAGATTTTGTTTTGGTGTCGCAGGTACAAATGTATTCAGCACTAACAAGGATTTTCCTGGTTGATATGAAAATACTTTTGTAGTTTCTCTGATAACAGAACATCCAGCAGTTGTTCCAATACCAATATTAATTAAACCTTGTGTAGTTACAATTCCAACTGTAGAACCAGTACCAACAACTAAACTATTCCAAAGATTATTGTCTTTATATCTGTGAGAACTATCAAAAAGTGTGAAAGGTTGAGATATTCTCATCCTCCCAAAAGCATCTCCACCGGTATTTCCAGTTCCACCAACACCACAATGTCCTATATTGCCGTATCTATCGGCACACATCATTACTTCGTGAAGTGTTCTTTCTTGATTTAAATAATCTTGAGTGCTTTTATTAAATTGAGCCATTATTGATCAATCCATTCTAATTTTGCTGGATGATATCTTTTATCATCTGTTACTGTTAAATCGTTATTTGATTTTTCTTTTACGTATATATTATGAACGATAGAACCTGGATAATCATCTTGAAGATATTCTGTCAAATCCATTTTTGATGGAATACCATTTTCTGTCACTATAGAGATTCTATGAATATTTCCTCGATAAACAATATCAGCAGAAAACTCTTCCGTTTGGGATTCTTGTGTATTTTCGCCAACAATCAAAGTTCCGTTAAAATCACCTGAGATGTTGATGCTCTCTTCTAAAAACTGTTTGAATGATTTCATGATCAGCAGTTCCAAGCTCTAAGGGACTTATTGATTCTGCTATCGGGATCGTTAGCAGTTTTTGATGAGGTGAGTTTTTTCTTCATTCCGGACATCCTGGCACAGAATGATGCCCTTCGTGGATTTCCAACTTTCTTACTTGGTGATTTAAGATCAGATCCTGGATTTTCTGCTTCGTAAGATTTTCGTCCTTTTTCATTAAGTCCTCCCTCAGGATTCTTTCCCTCTTTTTTTGTCCAAGCAGCTGCTTCTGTATGTACAATTGGTTGGCCAGAAGTATATTCGCAAACATGGAATGATTGAACTCTTGATCCAGGATATACTTTTTCAATTTGATCCTGAACATCCTTTCTGGTTGGAGTAGAAATCTGAGGGAAGAACATCTTGAGAGAATAAATCTTACCCTTCCAAGTAAGGATTACATGCATCAGATTTCCAGTTTTTGATGGAATTCTTACTGCCTCTTCAAGTTCTACTTCTTCACTCACTGATTTCCAACCACCACCAGCTTTCTTGTATTCCTTAGCAGCCCACCCATTAGCATAAGCTGAAGGATAAACATCAAACTTTTCCTTTGCTCTTGACTTCATCTTCGACCAGAGTGAGGGATTAGTTGGAACATTCTTTTCCTCAAGTGCCTGAAGTTCCTTTTCACCTTCAATCTGTTCTAGAATCTTTCCAACGATTCCAGTGTGCTCGGGAACACAATTAGGAACCATTTTCTTACCTTTCTTTTTCATTCCCACTTGTTTGTATCCAGTCCAACAAGCTTCCTCAACATCATGTTCACCACTATCTAAGTAATCTGCTGCACTATCAAGATAATCTGTTGCTTTTGTAATTTTTGATTGAACCCATGCTTCAATATTACCTTCCCCTTTACCCATTTTTTTCTTCAATCTTCTTGCTGCATTCATAACTGTAGAAAGTTCTGAACGAGCCATAGAGTGCTCATGATCTTTCTCTTCGTTTGTTGGATGAATTTGAGCGATATCGTATTTCATTTGATTTGTCATGATAGCTGGTGGCATAGAGAACATATCCCAGTACTTAACTCCGTAAGCACATTCATTTCTAGTTTCATTCTTTTGGCACTTAGGACAGTATCTAACTAATCCCATCTCTTCTTTGATTTTATTAGATACCATCTTTGGTTTACCTCCTTTCCCTGATCGATCTGCTACAGGATCTTCTTTTCTTTTTCTTCTCACAGCAGAAGCAATTTCATCTTTAGACATTTTTGATGCCTTTTCCTTAGAGAGACACTTTGGTTTACCCTCTCCAGGATCACGGGCACACTTACCAATTCTTTCGCCTTTAGTATTGTAACGATCCCATCCACCACCACCTACTCCACCTTCTCCACCAGTTCCAAACCACTTACGGAGATCTTCATAAGCAATTTTTTTCTTGGAGTGTTTAATCTCACCTTTTTGTTTTGCAATTAGTTCCTTAGAAACAGTTGCAAAGTCAGCAATAGGATTTTCGTCGGGAGTTGGTTTTTTTGGATTGTCATAGACATCCACATCTCCGTCAGCATCACGATCAACATACTGTACTGTTGAATGATGAACCAATTGTTTCATATCAAGATTAGGATCTAGCTGGTGTTGCTTTTTTCCTAAGTGTGGAGTTTTGTGTGTAAATTTGGTGAATTGGGATTTCATCAAATAATATCAAGGATCTTTTTATATTTATGAATAAATTAGATCTTCACTAGAGTTCTAATAATTTTAAAGGTTGTTGAGTCAGAACTTGATGGTGTCACTAAAAGACGAACACTACCAGTATTGATATCAGAACTAAAGGTACTTAATGTTGTTCCAGTTTTAACCGTGGCATATTCTGTTTGGTGGGAAGAAGTTCCATCATGAACGACAAAAATTTCAGTAATTTGATATTCTGATCCTTTTGTTATCTGAACTTGATATTTTGCTGAACGATAAATTGTTGAGGAAAAACTATCTATAGATGTTTCTGAAGTTGTAGTTGTTGTTGAAACTCCACTTGAAATTAAACCATCAGGTAAGGAATAAGATGATGATGTAACTATTCCACTTATAGTAATACCATTCTCAATATTTAACTGAGATATTGTGGAAACTCCAGATATGGTGACGTGATTAAGTGTTAGTCCAGAAGTATGAAGAGTATTCCCTCCTACCTGGACACCATTTGTATGGTGAATTGTGACACCAGAACCAACATTAACTTGGTTAATGCTACCATCTAACGTGATACTAGAAGTACCAATAGTAAGAATACCAACAACTCTTGCATCACCCTCTATAATCAAAGCCGTAGTTGCTGTTCCTGCTTTGACTATTGCTCCATTTCTTGCTGTTATGATACCAATGGAATCTACATTCGTTACATCTTCGTATGTTAAAGTTCCTGCAATAGAAACATTGCCACTAAAGGAAGCATCAGAAGCTGTAATTGAACTTACAATGATACTAGGAATTCCTATGAGTCCTTGAGAAACAGTGGCAATACCAGCAACATCAGCGTATGTGGAGATACCAGAATTGGAAGCATAAGTGGCAATACCAGCAACATCAGCGTATGTGGAGATACCTGAACCACCACCTCCACCACTCATCGGAACCCCAATAAACTTATCGGTTGATGACTGATAAGACAGTACATAACCATCAGTCTTTGCTGAGGTACGGTCTATGTCATCAAGAAATTCAAGACGAGTTTCACCACCACCACCAATAGTTTCAAGTTGCTTTTGAATCCTATTAATGAATAAAGTATAATGTTTTTTTAAATCATCTAGAGTTGCAAAATTGGTATTTGTAAGTGGATCTTCTTTTATTTCCTCTTCTATCGTTTGAGATTCTTCTAACTTTTCTTCAGTTATCTTTATTCTTTCGTTAAGATCTTTAATATTATTATAAATGTTTTTTATATCTTCATCGTAATACTTTACTTTAGGAAGTTTTGGAAAATCAGGAATCTCTGGAATTTTTATTTCCAGTATTTTTTCATTTAACGATGATATTGAATCTTTAAGTAACTCAATGTCTTTATCGTAATATTTTATCTCAGGAGGTTCTGGAACTTCTGGAATACTTTCTAAAATTTTTTGTTCTGAGTTTTTTATCGATTTACTTAAGGATATTAAATCTTTACTTAAAATCTCAATATTGCCATATACATCATCCTTAAAATTATTATATTCTTCTATTTTAGCATCAAGAGTTTTATTGTCTACTTTGCTTTCAAATTTTATAACTTCAAGTTTATCTAAAATAAAATTAATATCACCTTCAAAACTTGATACGGATTCTATCAATGAAGAATAAAACTCTTCATTGACCCATTCTGGAACTTCTGGTATAGAACTTTTAATATCTTGTAAATTTTCATAAAGAGTTTCTATCTCAGAATCATAATATTTTACTTCGGGAAGTAAATTAATTTTCTCATTGAGTTCTAAGAGAGGTTTTTCATAATATCTTACCTCTGGAATTTCTGGGATGTTTTTCCTAACATCCTCAATCATTAAAATAAGATCTTCTGTGGAGATATATTCTTCAGTTATTACCTCCTCAGAAATGTCTTCTAAAGATTCTTTAATCTCTTCTTCAACCAAAAAATCTTTAACTGATGGTAAATTATCTTCAACTGATTGTTCTTCCTTAAAATCTTCAACAATAAAATCATCTACTGATGGCAAAGTGATATTAATACTTTCCTCCACAGATGGCAAATCATCAGAAGAAAGGATATAGTCATCTACCGAAGGCAGATTGTCATTATTCAAATCAAAATCACTTATAGACACTTTTATCCGGACTTTTTTATTATTTATTTTCGTCTGTAAGTCCGTTTTTCAATAACTTTGATAATTCTGCTGTAGAACCAACAAAAAGTGCATTCGTGACATTTGTTGGTCCTTTGACTTTTTGTTCATCAATATCTTTTAGTTTCTTTTGAAGGTCAATAAGTTTATCTGTAGCGTCAGCAACATTCTTGATCAGTTGTCCAGCTACCTCATAAGCTCTTGGCATTTCACTCTCTTGAGCTAACTCAAGAATTCCATTGAGCGCTTCTTGTCCTTTTTCTATAATTGAATATAAATTACCTCTTGTATATTCGTAGTCCTTTTTAAGATCATCAGATTCTTTTGCGATTTTTTCAACCTTTTGTTCAACACTCTCAATCTCTTTGGATACTATCTCTCCAGCGACATTAAAAGTTTCATTCAGGTCATCAAATTTTTTTGTCATTTTCATACTCTTTCATCAGAACGAACCGTCAAATCCAAAGTTATCTCCAAGTTCAATAAGAGGAGCATCTGCCGTTGTGATCAGATTAACGTTAGATCCGCCAACATGTTGTGATGCAGTAGTTTCATCATAAGCTCTTTCAACAGCAAGTTTATTGCCTGATTTACTGACTACTCTGAAGTTTTCCTCATCAATTACAAGAACATCTAGAACAGAGATTGATGAGGCATTTGCAACTTCAATAGTGGTAACTGAATTGGTAATATCACCAACAAGAGTTGTTACTACGTTGTTTGTATAACTCTTAGTGG